GCGACTCGAACGCGGGACCAACTGGTTAAAAGCCACTTTTGCTATACCTTATATATCTATATAAATCAATCACTTGCGTAGTCACTACGCCCCCATAATCACTCTTTCTTGCCGCTCGTAAGCCTTTGTTTTGTAAAGGTTTGTAATCTGGTTATGGGGGCCATTAAATGTCCCTGTAAAGCTTGCGGGTACTAGGCACTATTAATACAAATTTTTACGGAAAAATAATATGACAACCTATCAAGCAGAGTTTCCTTTTGAGGAAATCAGAAACAAAGAAAATTACTTTGACACAGTTGCTCAAGCAGAACAGATCACCGGATACAACCGCGACCATATTTGGGCAGTAATAGAAACAGAAGACGATGAAGACGAAAATGTAGTTTGGTTTACGCATGCCCCTTCTGGCCATTTCATTAATGTCATCGGCTATGTAGTCACCCATGAGACACATGATGGTGAAACCTATTATGAAGAGTCTATTGAGTTCGAGAGAGAATGAAGTTAACTGAGTTTAATGAAATTACGTCAATGCCCTCTCCGAGGGCTAATTAGAAAAAATAGAAATTTACGTTAGCTATTACTTACCTTAGCTATATTACATCTAGTAGATGTGTGGGATTGGTATACCCCAGGTGGCATGCCAGACTCCTAGGTGTCCATTGCGACATTTTTTTCGGGCGACCCCCTGCTTCCAGAGTGTGGGGCAAAAATAATCTACTAACTCTGCTAAATATCCCAGAAAACATTTCTTAGCCTCTTTAGGCTCAGTCCCCCCGTTAATATCAAAGAGGAGCCTTTATGGGCACATTCTCCAATAATACCGGAGTACCATTATCCGTCGCAGTTTACCTCGCAACAGATCATTACGATTACATCCCCAATACTGTTTCCGCCACCGCACTACTCAAACCAACTAAACAATACATTATGGGCAAAAAGCGCCCGGCAGAAAGTGTTAACACAACGCCTGACATCCTTTCTATGGCGAAGTCTCGCGTAGGTACATCAATACACGATGGTGTAGAGAAAGCTTGGAGCGACGGCAGACACAGAGAAGCAATGGCATCCCTTGGCTACCCACAGGACATCATCGATAGGGTGATCGTTAATCCTACCCCTGAAGACCTAAAGCCTGATTCGATCCCTGTTTATATGGAATTACGTTCTTTTAAAGAGATCGATGGCGTTAGAGTTTCTGGCAAGTTTGACTTTGTTGCTGAAGGCAAAGTTGAGGATTTTAAATCAACCTCTACCTTCGCGTGGAAAAGCGGTGACAAAGTAGAGGACTATCGGTTACAAGGCAGTATCTATCGCTGGCTAAACCCCGACATCATCACACGCGATGTCATGGCAATTCAGTTTTTCTTTACAGACTGGATGCCAGGTAAAGCAAAGCAAGATCCTACTTACCCACAGCGCTATACCGAGAAATTAGATATAGCACTGCTGTCCCTCGAAGACACTGAGCAATACATAAAAACCAAGCTTGCTCTATTTGAACGCTACAAAGATGCCGACGAAGCTGACATTCCTGTCTGTACGCCTAAAGAGCTATGGCAAAAATCTAGCCAGTTCAAGTACTACAAAAACCCTAAGAAGATGACCCGCTCAACTAAAAATTACAATTCACTTATTGAAGCCCAAGCCCACATGGTAAAGGACGGAAGCCAAGGTGTTGTCATTGAGAAAGTAGGGGAAGTCATTGCATGCCGATTCTGCCAAGGCCGCTTTATGTGTAAACAAAAAGATGCGTATTTAGCAGCCGGGACACTACAACTTAATGATTAAGGTCACTATATGAAAGCATTTAAAGAAATGGACTACCATCCAATTGCCGATAAATTAGCATTAATACTTTGCGCCAGAACTCAAAATAGTAACCCAATATTTTTTCGTACAATGGTTGCGTATTACTTTTCAACAATGTCGTCATCAATGCGGTGCTCAGTATTGTTGCCAGATAAGCAAGAAATTCCTACCAACATGTACGCTGTAAATTTAATGGTGTCAGGTGGGGGTAAAGGCAAAGCAGCAAATATTCTAGAAGAAGAAATAACACACTTATTTCGAGAAGCATTTGTAGAAAACACTGTCCCTGTTCAAGTAGCACGACAACTTCCTAAATTAGCATTAGCGCGTGCTCAAAAAGCACAGTCAGATCCTGATGAAGAACTCGTTAAAGTCGAGAGAGAATTTAACGACGTAGGTGAATTTGTCTACGCGTTTGATTCCGGTACCGGCCCCGCAGTGAAACAAGCCAGACATAAACTTTTAATGGCTAAGATCGGTGCATTAAATTTCCAGATGGATGAGGTTGGCTCGAACTTTCTAGGCAACACTGAGGTAATCAACATATTCCTTGAGCTTTACGACAAAGGGAAAATCAAACCAAAATTAGTTAAAAATACATCAGACAACTCACGCTATGCTGAAATCTTCGGCATGACTCCTGCTAATGTAATGTGGTTTGGTACGCCTTCTGCCTTACTTGATGGGGGCAAAACAGAAGACGATTTCTACAAGATGTTAGAAACAGGTTACGCAAGACGACCTTTCTTTGTTTATGTACGCGATCACGTACGTGGCGATGAAATCTCAGCAGATCAGAAATACAAGAACGCAATTAGTACAGTAACAAGCACATTTTTATCAAAGCTTGCCAGTGACCTATCGTTACTTGCTGATCCCGGTAACTTGCACAAACAGTTAACCATGTCTGAGTCAGTTGCAAAGTCTTGGTACGAGTACGAAAACGATTGTCTACGCAGAGCTAATCTACTGAACCCGCATGAAGAATTACGGAAAGCAGAATTATCACATCGTTACTTTAAGACAATTAAGCTTGCAGCAACTTACGCGTTTATTGATTCGTCGCCTGAGATATTGCAACAACACTTAGAGTACGCCATCAAACTGGCGGAAGATTGCGGTAAATGCTTAGAGTTGTTACTGAAGCGAGATAAGCCATACGTTAAGTTGGCTAATTACCTTGCTTCAGTTGGTAGAGAAGTCACTCAAGTAGACTTACTGGAAGATCTCCCATTCTTTAAAGGTTCACAAACTCAGCGCAGTGACCTTATCCAGTTAGCCGTAGCCCATGGTTACCAGAACAACATTATTATTAAGAAAAACTTTGTTGATGGTATTGAATTTCTGCGCGGCGAAACATTAAAGCGTACTGATCTTGCTAAAATGATTGTGAGTTACAGCGGAGATTTAGCAACAGGGTATGAGCCTGCATTGCCTAAGTTTGATCAGCTACACAAAATGACTCAAGCCCCTAATATGCATTGGGCTAACCACCATTTTGTTGATAAACATCGGCAAGAGGATAATGCGATACCGGGTTTCAACATGGTTGTACTCGATGTCGAAAAGTCAGTGGATATCCATATAGCAAAAGATTTGCTAAAGGATTACAAAGCCTTGTTCTACACGACTAAACGGCACACAGATGCTGAGCACCGTTACCGCGTCATTCTACCTACCAACTACGAACTAAAACTTGATGGTAAGGACTTTAAAGAGTTCATGGCAAGCCTATTTCAATGGCTTCCATTTGATGTAGATACAGCAACCGGTCAGCGTGCAAGGAAGTGGTTATCAAATACAGGTAACTATTTCTATCAAGATGGTGAGCTGCTCGATGTTCTTCCATTCATTCCTAAGACATCTAAGAACGAAGCCTTCAAGGATCTTATCTTAGACCAGACGGGCATGGACAATCTTGAGCGTTGGGTAATCAACAACACAGGTGACGGCAACCGAAACAACATGCTTTTACGTTACGGCATGATTCTTGTTGATGCAGGTTTTGACTTCAATGCCGTCAGTGATCGAATAAATACCTTAAACAATAAGCTACCTGACAAGCTCGACCCCGCAGAGATAGTTGCCACCATTATGTCCAGTGTGGCTAAAGCCATCTCTAAAAAATAACAAGGAGCATCCTGCTCCCTTTTTGAAATATACGGAGACATTATGTCTACAAACAACAAGAACACCGTTCTCGTAATGGGGCCACCTAACTCAGGTAAATCCACTTCGTTAATGAATATGAAAAACCAAGCTAAAATGGCGTATCTAAATACCGATCTAAAAGATCTGCCATTCCAGTCAAACTTTGCAGCAAATGTTGCAGTCTCTGACGCAATGGAAGTACTTAGTTTTATCGACATGATTGAGCAAAACCCCGATATCGAAGGCGGTGTACTCGACACAATCACATTCTTGATGGCGATGTACGAACGTCAGTACGTTATCACCTCGAATGATACGCAAGCAGCCTGGGGTGCTTACGGTAATTTTTACCGTGACTTCATACACAGGATCAAAGCAGGTACTAAAGATTACGCAGTTCTGGCGCATGAGGATGTTCAATACAACGAACAGTCTATGACCATGGAAAGTAAGGTACCTATCAAAGGTGCAGTAGGGAAAATCGGTGTTGAAGCTGACTTCACAACGATTTTATCGACAAAGCAAATGCCGGTAGAAAAACTTGCAGGGTTTGAAAACGATTTGCTGCACATCTCCTCAGAAGAAAAAGAAGACGGATTCAAATACGTATTCTGCACCCGTGTAACTAAAGAAACTGTAGGTCAGAAAATGCGCTCTCCTATGGGTCTTTGGGAGCGTAAGGAACTCTATATTGATAATGATTTAGAGCAAGTTTTTACACGCCTAAAAGAATATTACAAGCAGCGCAGCT